TTTTCAATTTCTAAAGGTCGGAAGGAAGCTACCCAAGATTCTCTATGTCTTACTATTTCATATTCTTTTTGCATTACATCTTTATATGTAAGCAAAGCCGCTAATTGAAATATGTTATTTCCAAGTTCTCCGTGAAAATGTGTTGTAACCATACTTATTTTTTATATTTTTTTAAATAATCAGCAGTATTATAATATCCAACAATTTCTTCATAATTCATATTTTTTATAAGTTCAATAAGATTATAGTTTTCATCTTTGTATTGGTGTGCATCTGTACTAAAATTCGTTTTATAGTGATTAAAATGGTATACATTTGATGCATCTGAGATTCTGCCCACATTCAGGTTCATCTTTTTTATTCTAATGTTAAGTTCCTCATCTTCGGGGCCCCATTGTTTAAAGTTTTCGTTTTCTCTACCTATTTTTTTATAAAGATTGGTAGATAAAGCATGGCAATATCCATAGTCTACATATCTGACATCTATAAATTTTTCTGGAATTAATTCTATATTAAATTCTATGTTAAAAACCGATCTATCAAAGCCGGTTGAAATTAAATTCACAAAATTTCCATTTGTAAATGGATAAACAAAATCTAAATGCTTATACTTCAAACATAGTTCTGTATTTATATACGATTCTATTGGTAATACAATATCCACGTCGTGCATGAATGTTATATCGGTTTCAACAAATTCTAACATTTCATTAATTTGCCTAGTTTTATGATAATATTCCAGGCCGTTATCCTCTTCAATATGTTTGACAATATTTAGATTTGTTAAAGTATCTAAAAAATCAAGCTTAGATTTTCCATTATGAAATTCATGTAATATGATATTTGTATTGAAATGGTGATTTAAATATCTAAGAGTGGTTTTTGCATTATTGTATCTATCCAGTGTTTCAATACAAATTGGTATTATAAATGTAGTATCTTTTAAATTATGCATATTTATTAAATTATATTACGATCATATCGTGTCTGTATAAGTCATTCCAATTATAATGTGAAAATCCTTCTCCAAACCAATTTTTAGGTGCTATTGTTTTTTTATTTTTATTAGAAGATAAGTAACTACTCCACCAGCTAAATGAACTATTTGATATTATATGATTTTCACATAAAGCCATTATACATAAATCCACATACATTGAGCCAGAATTAATTATAGTAAAATTTGAATTATTGCCCCATATAGAATTACACCATTCATAATCATCGGAACAAATAATAAAATGATGTTTACTTTCATCAAAAAATCCAATACCTCTATTAAAATAATCCAAATCCATACACGGATGATATGGGTTTGGTATAGCTGCATCCGTTCTTCTTACATGTATTGATACAAATTCTTTATTTGTTTTTGGCAGAAATATCTTTGCTTGCTCTGATATAAATGGTTTAAATTTTAAAATATCTCTAATCAAATTTTCACAATGATTAAAATATTTATCAGTTTGTAAATACCCATCAATATCCGTATAATCTTCTATTTCAAATAGGCTTTTATCAAAATGAAAGTGTGATTCCCAAACTTTGTTTCTTGTAATAATTTCATTTTTATTCTTAAAGTAGGTATCAGGAACATCAAAGCAATCTAAAATTCTAAAATATGCATTGTGATTTACACCATCTCTAGTTCTATCATTTTTAATAGAAAATAAATTTTCTTTTGGAAATATTACTTCATATTTTAATTTTTCAGCAATACCAATTAAAGATGCAAATTGAAAAAGCTGATTACCAAATCTTCCGTTATAACCTATATTAGTACATGTAATCATATGCTTTTAATATATAAAGTATCTCCCCACATTGTATCATGCTTCCAATAGTTACATTTTGTAAAACCGAATGTATTTAAATATTGCGTTAAATCGCTTTCTATAACAGATGTATGATACATTTCAACTTCGGCAGTTTCTGCTAAAATAACTTTAATATGATTTTTTAATAAATCCGTTGCGCCCAACAGTACTTTTAATTCAGCTCCCTGTACATCCATATTTAAAAACCCAGGTTTTTCAATATTATATTGCTGATATAACGCGTCCAAAGTAATTGATTGCCGTTTTATTGTTTCAATTTTTTGAATTTGTGGATAAAGATTTGCATGTTCTTTTAATTCTAAAATGGAAGAGCATCCAAGATTTACTCCATTTGGTTGAGTGCCATCCGGATTTCCTATTAAATTAAATTCTATTTCTCCAATAATATCGGATATTACAAAATCAAAATAGATTTGATTTTTAATATTTGTATATTTTTTAGTATTATCTTTAAGATATTCAAACATATGCGGTGTAGGCTCTATCCAAACAACACTATCGGTATTTAATGTATTGTAAAGTTCACCCTCATGGCCGTTATATGCTCCCACTTGTACATAATTTTTAACATCAAATGATTTTAATGCATTGGAAATTTCTATATACGATTCTGTTTTCATTTTAGTTTTTTTTGAATACTGGTATTTCTACCATTTTGTGTTGATTTTGTTTGTTTAATGTTTTATAAATATAGTAAACTTTTTCTAGTCTACCAATTAATTCTTTTGGGTTTCCTTCAAAATTCATTGCCCATTCCAATTCTTCGTATGTAGCGCCCATCTGGTCTTCATCGGTTCTATCATCATCCCAAAGACCATCCGTTGGTTTTGCTACCAATATATCTTCTATGATACCCAATTCCCTTGCCATAACTCTAACTTCCGTTTTAGTCAGGTCTCCAATAGGCGATATATCAACACCACCATCACCATATTTTGTGAAGAATCCTACGCCAAAATCTTCCACTTTATTTCCTGTACCTACAACTAATCCTTTATTCATTCCGGCTATTTGGTATAGAGTTACCATTCTCAATCGTGAACGAGAATTTGCTAATGCCAATTTATGTTCATCTCCAAATAACGATTTGAATTTATCAAATAATACACTCAAATCTTTTGTATAAGATTCTACGTTTGGATAATTTTCTTTTAACCATTTAATATGATTTTCTGCTCTCTCAAGTTGAGTTCTCTCTTGGTTTATTGGCATACTCACAACTATTGTAGGCTTTCCCGTCCTTGCACATAGAGTTGATACAAGTGCCGAATCTATACCACCACTAATTCCTATTACAAAGCAATCCATATTTGCTTCTTCTAAATAATGTTTAAGCCAATTTGAAATTTGTATATTCATATTCTATTAAATGTATAGCTTTGTAAAATCATAATTAATATTATTACAATGTTCCCAAAAGTGTATTTCACGTTTATCCAACGTATTTGCGTATATAAATTTATCACACACATTATCTTTTATGTATTTTGGATTTATCCAAAAGTCTTCAATTATATCACATTGTCTAATAAGTTTATATCCTTTACTTTTTAATAATTCTCTTTGTGGAATCATATCACTTTGAACATTGCCAGCATAGGCATCGTGTTCTATTGTAAGTATTTTAAATTCATATCCTGTATCTATTACGTTTTTCAAACACTCAAAGGCAACTCCTCTACCATCTAAATCTAAAGATAAATAAGTTATTGGATTTCCTATTTCTGATTGTTCAAAGATATTTTTATAGTCTAATTTTAATGCATCCGATTGTATAAAAATACTATTAGGCCTCTCCTGCTGCCAACCATATGAATAGTCGTTTATATCGACTGCAATGCCATTCCAACCATATTTTTCTAGCAAAGCACTATTTGAATGATTGACCGGTTCTCTACAACCAATATCTATAAATGTTCCCGGCGATTCTGTGCCAATAATACTCAAAACAAATACATCTTGCTGTCCTCCAGCGTATTTATCATTTAATTCAATTCCTTCAAATGTTTTCATAACATATTTTTTATTTGATTTAATACTTCTTTTCTTTCATCTAATATTTTAATTGAATATCCCAATTCTTTTAACCGTAACGCAAATTTTAATTGCTGCGATTCTTCTATAAGAGTTGATTCGGCTTTATATGTAACAAATGGTATCTCTACAACCTTTGTTTTATTGGGATTGGACTTAACAAAATTCTCTAGCTGATATTCCAAATGCTTTTCATTCATTTCATCCGTTGCGTTTGATATCACAGCATCTATACCAACTTCCTCACCACACTTTGCCAATGCCCTATTATCACGTGGAAAGCAAGGACCACCAAATCCAAACCCAGGTTTAATATATTTTGAACCAATGCGAGAATCGGTGCCAACGGCAGAAAGGACTCTATCAGCATCACACCCCAATCGTTCAGCTATATCGCCAACCATATTTGCGTAACTAATCTTTGTTGTTAAAAAGCAATTGACTGATAATTTAGTGAGTTCTGCTTCAGTTGGTGTCATTCTATTGATTATAGGATTGGATTCACACATTTGTTTGTAAATCGCTTCTATAAGGTTTCCGGCATATTTATCGGATTCGCCTATGAGTACATTATCGCAATTTACTTGGTCTTTAATAATTGTACCTTGTGCTATAAATTCCGGATTGTAGGATATGTGGTAATTGTATTCTTCCAACTTAGTTTGTAAAGTTCTACAGTATCCTGGAAAAGTAGTACAATTAATAATCAAATCTTTTCTGGTTTTTTGCTTTCCTAACTTAATAAGCTGATGTGCTATTGATTCTATTTGAGAATGGTCATACTTCCAATCATCAGTTGATGGTGTACGAACAACTATAAAAATAACATCATTGAGTAATGCATCTTTTAATCTCGTTGTAAAACGTATGTTTTGCGATTGTTTAAGATATTGATTTACGTATGGTTCTGTTGTTGTAAATGTTTTTTCAGTAAGCGAATCAACATAGTGTTGCGAAACATCTACTCCAATTATATTGAATCCACTTCTTTCTAAATTTAATGCCAAGCATAATCCAAGCTTTCCAACTCCTAAAATTGATATATTATTTTGCATTTTTTACTTGTTTTTCAATCCATTTGTAAGTTTCATCTACTCCGGTATAAAGTGAGCGGTCAAATTCCTCTCCCATTTTTTCACGATACAATTTGTTATCGGAATTTCTACCACGTACACCAACTGGACATTTGAAGCCATACTTTGCCTTAAATTCTTCTCCTTCTATATTCCTAAGTCCGATTGTTTTACCCGATGCATTTATGGCCATTTGAGCTAACTGATTAATTGTAACCATTTCCTCACTACCAATATTTACAGGTCCTGCGAAATCTTCTTGCCTCATAAATTTTAATACTGCGTTAATACAATCATCTATATAAAGGAATGAACGAGTTTGCTGTCCATCTCCCCATACTTCAAATTCACCACCATTCGGCGTTTCTGCTGCTTTCCTACACATTGCCGCCGGTGCTTTTTCTTTACCACCTTGCCATGTACCATACGGACCAAAGATATTATGGAAGCGAGCTACACGCACTTTTAGATTATAGTTTCTTTGGAATGCCAAATATAATCTTTCACTAAATAATTTTTCCCAACCATACTCACTATCAGGGTTTGCCGGATATGCTGAGCTCTCTTCGCAATTAGGATTGTTTGGGTCTAATTGATTATGCTCAGGATACATACAAGCCGATGATGAGTAGAATACTCTTTTAACTGATTTCTTAACTGCCTCATGTGCTACATTAAGATTTATCAATGCCGAATTATGCATTACATCGGCATCATGTTCTCCGGTGAAGATATAAAGTGCGCCACCCATATCTGCTGCTAACTGATATACTTCATCGAAACTATTTTCTTTATCATCTTCGGAAGTTTGACCTGGAGCAAACATCGCATTGCTTACAATTCCCGGTTTTCTTAAATCTCCGATTACAAATTCATCCGCTTTTGATGCCCAATGTTCTGGTAGTTTAAGGTCTACACCTCTTACCCAAAATCCTTCTTCTTTTAATTTTTTAACGAGGTGTGAGCCTATAAATCCACCCGCTCCTAATACTAGTGCTTTTTTCATAAATTATAAAGTTTGATAATAATTGTTTTGTTTTTCTTGTCTTTTAATATCTTTAATATGCTTTAAGCAATACATTTCTTCCATTGGAAAATTTGTGTAAGATTCTATACCATTTATTCGTTCGTGTACATTACCAACCCAACCTATTTTATCTGAATTTTTATATAGTCTGGTCTGTACATCTGGAAAATTTATCCACCCCTTCTCATTCATTTGCCAACCCCATTTTTCAATATGTTCGTTTGTGATACCATTTACGATATTAATTCTTGGAACTAATATAAGGTCTTTATCCACATTATTATCCAAAATATCTTCCATATTTACAATCAGGTCTGGCTCTAACATTTCATCTGCATCTATTTGGAATATCCATTCACCCTTACATTGTAAGTTAAGAAAATTTTTCCAATTTGCGAAATTATTATCAAATTCCGATTCAATTAATTGGATGTAATTTGCTTCGGCTTGCAGCTCAAGATATTCAACCAATTCTTCGGAAGCTTTAGGCGTATCTAATAGTACAACTATTTCTGAATTTTCTCCTTTATAGTTTAGGAGTGTAGTGATAAGATTTATAGTTTCTTCAAACTCGTTACATACCGTAACTGCGTAACTTAATTTCATAACTTTATTTTATTGGTTTGACTTTGTCAAGTATTTCTTTTAGGTAGTCCCATTGGGCCGGAGTTATATTATAGTGATGTACTCCTTGCGTAAACCCACGTAACCAAATAACAAATTCTTCAGGTGTCATATATTTCTTTTTTGAGATTTTGCATCTATTCCCCTAACTGTAACTGCTTTAGGTGTTAATTCATTTACATCCATTGTTAATTCAATAACTTTTGTTATACCACTTATGTTATAAGTTCTATACGCATCATTGGTTACAGCGGGTACTTTACTAATTACCTTTTCATATATTTGTTTTGAACTACCACGCAGTTGTATTGTTTCCTTTTCTTCATTCACAAATTTACCAAAAAATTTCCGTACAACATTCGGATTTATATTTGATATTTTTACGGCGTGTATTATGTTTTTAGATAAAGAGGCAAATAATACAAATATTATAGGAGCTGTTGTTTCTGTGTACTTTTTTTTTATTCCATCCACTGTAACGTATTCCTTTATTAGATAAAACTTACCACGAACCATTTTTTCTGGCTTAATGATATTTTTATCATCAATATATTTTCTATATATGGGGTTAAAATTACTCACCTACTTTTTTTAGTTTTGGTAGTTCAATTTTTTTCAAGTTCGGTAGTTCCACTTTTTTAAGTTTTGGTAATTCAATTTGCTTAAGCTTTGGCTGAACTTTGTTATAAATATCATATCTTTGAAGCATTCTATCAAAAGAATTTGTCATAGCTGATATTGAGAAGTTTGCTTTATTTTCTCTTGCAAGTTCTTCTGCTCCAGTTACATATTCGTTATAGTTGCTATATACATCTCTAATGACAGGAAGTGCCTTTGATACGTTTACATTAAACCATCTGGATTCTTTTAATATAAATTGGTCAGCTGCCGATTCGTGTACTGGCTTTAATTCCCCATCCAATAATACCGCACCTTTTTTAAGGAAATCAATATGTCCACTCCATCCACTTACTATAACAGGCTTACCAGTCAAACTAAATTCTAAAAGAGGTCTGCCAAATCCTTCACCTTTTGTAAAGTTCAACATTGCTTTTACTTTCGGATGCTGATATAATGCATTCATTTCCTCTTGTGTCAAATCACCATGTATTAGATAAACCGGAACTTTACCATAATCTTCGGCCAATACGGTTTTAATGTTTTTCATTATTGCTTCCCTATCTCTTACACTAAAAGTTGCTGATGATGTTTTTAGGATTAATGCTGGCTTTTTCTTTTCATTTTTAAAAGCCATAGCAAATGCTTTAATAAGCATCCCTATATTTTTACGGTCTTCACCGAAATCACCACGTAACCAATGTCCTACGAATAGGTAAGCAAAATCTTCTTTTATATTGTCCAACCCATCTACTTTGATATCAGTAGGTAATCCAAAAATGGATTCATCAAATCCTTCAAAAAGTACTTCAATTGGTTTGTTTATTTTGTGATGTGCAATTAGTTGGCCAGTTGCTTTATCTTGCTCATTATACCCCGTTCCTGCCAATACTCCTTTTGAATGTTCCGATGGTACTATAATCATATCCATACGATTACAACCATGAATCCAATCTAGTGAACAAATCGTTGTTTCAATTGCCGCAGTTATCCCAATATTGTAGTGTCCAATCGGTTGAAACTCATTTGGAACGGTAACTTGCATAAAAATATCAGGCCTTTCGTTTAATCCTTGTACGATACTTTCAATAACCCACTTATGAAAGGGGTTATTATAATTAAGTGCATCCATTGGAGTCATTCCCCAACGAGTTGATATTACCTTAATATCAAACTTATCTAATTTATAAAGAGAATATAGTAGGTCTCTAGCGTGGTCACCATAACCACTACGTGTTGCTATTGGTCCTTGAAATACTAATGTTGGTTTGTTGTTCATATAACTTTTTTATTAAACTGTAAATAATTCGTATCTTTTTCTTGTTTGGAAATTTTCTAGTGCACCTTCAATACCATCACTCATTGTTTTACACATATTTTCTACGGATAATCCACCATCTCCAATCATCCATTCTCTACCTTTTAGTCCGGCTGCTTTTCTTGCTTCCTTATTCATATCGTAAAACTCACGGATAAGTGGTGCTACATCATCGTAATCAACTTTATCATCAAAAATGTACGGAGTTGGTATTGAACCAGCGGTTGAACGAACTGGCCATATTGGCTTTACCCACTCACCATGTTTAGTTCCTTCGTATTTTCTCTTATCATGTAGAGAGCCAATATTTATATAATCATCAGCTGTTAAGTATTTGCCATCAATTTGGAATCCACATTGGTCTTGCAAACCACCTGTAACATTTACAATGATTGGTGTACCAGCCATAACACTTTCAGCCGTTGCCAATCCAAATCCCTCATTAGATGCGATATTAATTGTAACATCTGCTATATTATATAAATGATTTAATCCTTCTTCCGTATACTTCGTTGGTGTAAATATTACTTTTGAATTAGGACAGTGATGCTCTATTGTTGTAAGAAGGTCAGTACCATTTTCATCAATAGGAGTTGTATGCATTAATAAACAAACCTTATCACGTTTTTCTTCTGGTAATCCTTTTACAAATTCTTCAAATGCGAACAACACATCAACTGGCTGTTTACGTCTGATATTCCGATTATTCCAATAAAGTACAAAATCATATTTCTTTTCACCCAATACGGATTTACGGAAATCTTCAGGCACTTCAACTGGTTTGTATAAATTTGAGTTTATGCCATGCGGTACATAGCTCACTTGCCAATCCTTTGCTGTATTCCATTGTGATTCTTTATCCCAACCATACACACGCTTTGTAATACCATAGGTTTGCTTTGAAATACACCCAATCCAATCACAACTTTCGTAATAGTCACGATTATATTTTGGGTCTGGTAGGTCATCCCAAATATGATAGAATAGGATTGGAGTTGTTTGACGAATCTCATGCTCCATATCGTATAACCAAATCCAATAGCGTGGGTCAGTAAAGTGTAGTATCGCATCGGGCTTTTCTAACATTAGTAATTGGCGAACAACGTCCGCATCACCATAACCATTGTACGGGTAAAGTTTTACATTTGCATCTTCTACACCTGTAGTTTTTGCAACTTCAGCTGAAAGGTCAAATATCTTTCCCATATCAGGATGCTGAATTGCTGCTGCTAATTGTACCCAATCGTACTTATCTACGGTTCCTAAAACGAATTGTTTGGAAACATTGGCTATACCACTAGCCATTCTTAAATCATCTGATAATAACAGAATTTTCTTTTTTGCCATAACTTATTTTAATATAATTATTGTTTATTTTATTTTTTTCCATTACACAATTCCCTTTCTTTAAATTCACACCAGTCACATAATTTGGTGGGTTTCTTTGGGTATTCTACATCGGTTCTATAATTACCTTCCGAATCAAATACCGTCTCTACAAACTCCTTAAAATTACTCCAAGCTTTATTTATTGATGGTTTACCACTTGCTGGTATATGCTTTGATATACGTGGTATAACAAAATCCGGATTCTCCATTACCTTTCTTTTTAGAATGATAAACTCAACATCAATTATATCTTGAGAAATGTTTAGTAACTCTGCGTAGAATTTTTTATAGAGTAGGATTTGTGCGTTTTTTGTTGGGTCTTTCTTTTGATATGAACTCCAACCCTTTGTTGAAGTTTTGAAATCTATAATACGATATCGGCCTGTGAAACTATCTCTAACAACCATATCAATAAATCCTAAAAAGTTTACATTCTCTTTAATCTTTGTGTTTATTGGTTGCTCTATTGATACAAGCTCATCGTACTTTAATGAAAAAAACTTATTGAAGTTTTTAGATTTCTGGAACCATTCTAATAGAACGCACCCATCTTCTAAAAACTCAATAAGTTCTTCTTTTGTGCAAATATCAGTATTACCTATCTCACCTTCAGCTTCTTTTAAGTAACATTCTCTCATTTTATGTTTGAGAGTTTCTTTCAAATCCATTAACTTATCTGCCTGCGATTTTGAAATGCGAAGGCACTTATCAAGGTATTCTTGTAAGGTTTCATGCATTGCTGTTCCGAATAGAGTATGAATACTACCACCACCGGATTTGAGATTATCTATATATGCCAACTTATATTGTTGGGGACACCCACTCCACATACTATATTGAGAAAATGATACTCTAGCCATAACTTTTTTGTTTAAGTAAATATACGAAAAATAGTTGGGTTTACCAACTATATTTTCAATTTTAATTTACTTATTTCTTTTTTTGTTAGGCCGTATCGTTCGCAAATATATTGTATATTTTCTCTGCCTTCTCTACTGGCATATAGAACTTCTACATAATCATTTGCTTGCCGTTCAGAGCAATCGTATTCCTTTTTTATAAGTTCAATTAGAAATTGCTCATACTTATCCTCAGCTTTACCTTTTGTATATTTTAGATATTGCTTACCCTTTGGTAGTATGTTGATATACAATTTATACATTTGCTCTGGTTCAAGTGTTTGTGATAACGGCTGTATACTTGCAATCAATTCCACCCACTCCGGCTTCATTGAAAGAAAACGATTAATCATAAAGTTACTCCAACTCTTAATATCTTCTTCTGTCAACTTTTTGAAGTAGTTCGGGTCTTGCTCTGCTGTAATAGCGGTTAAGTGGTCAAATAACTTTTTTGCTGCCATATTATTCTTCTATTGAATTGTTTGTTTTCATTTCATCCGGTAGTAATTCATTTAGAGGTTTACCACATTGAGTACAAAGATACAACTGAATTGGTAGTACCGCATCTTTTGCTCCACCTGTAATCAATCTACTAATTTTTTTGAATGAAAATCCATCCATAAAAATTTTGTTGCCACATTCACACGCAATATCTCTTGCATCGTTTAGTGAGAAATTTGGGGGCATTCCGCCCATTTGTTGTCCGTCCATTTTGTTTTATTTTATAATGTTTAGAATTTGAATTATTGTGCTCATAAACACAATTTCTTTATCCACTACTAGTGCATCTTTTGAAATACCATCTGCTATTGTAAGTATCGTATTTGCTACGTTTCCTTCCGCATATTCATCTACTTTCTCATATAGCATTGTGTACATTTCCGAATAATCATTAAGGCGATTATCTGCTACTGCTTGTCTAATTTTAAGAAATAGGTTTCTCTTATCATCGCCGGATTTTAATAAGTCAACTAACTTTGATTTGAAGTCCGATTCAACCATAATCTTATGGTCTACTTTCAACTCACCCTTTGCCGATTGTAGTTGGCAAGTGTTTAGGACTCTACGAATATCTGGATAATATGAATTGATAATATCTGCTACATTCTTAATGTCAAATTTAATCTTCTCAGCCTCAAGAATCTTTGTAACCTGAACTGCCACATCCTTTTTAGTTGGTGGAGTTATAGCGAATGATTGACAACGACTTTGTATCGGGTCAATAATCTTCTCAATGTAGTTACAAGTCAGAATGAAACGGCAATGCTTACTGAATGTTTCCATTAAGTTACGAAGGATTGCCTGTGCGTTTGGAGTCATATAATCAAACTCGTCAAGTATAATCACTTTGAAACCTGCGAAACCAACCGAAGATGCGAAGTTTTTTACTTTCGTTCTTACCGTATCTACATTGTTTTCATCAGATGCGTTGATTATCATATGGTCACATTTGATTGTATTCACTATCAACTTTGCTAATGTGGTTTTGCCTGTGCCGGCTTTACCATAAAATAAAAGGTGTGGAATATCATTTGTGTCCAAATACTGCTGTATCGTTTCCTTTACAATCTCATTTCCTACATATTCGGAAAGTGCTTGTGGGCGGTATTTCTCCACCCATAGGCTATGTTCTTTTTTACTATTTTCGTTTGCGAAAAAACTCATATAACTTTTTTATTTTACTGCGAATCTTACTAAACATGCTCTATACCCTTGTGGTAAGAATAAGTCTGGATTCTCTAATATAGTTTCTAATTTATCGTGTAGCATTTTCTTTTGATCTTCCCAAGTTACAGGATTATCTATGTCTTGTGGAAAGTCAGGTGACCATTCGATTGTTATACTACGTTTTGGTAAGAATGATATTGGATTATAAATCACTGGTGTTATTACGCATCCGTCTTTTATTGGCTGGTGAAGGCTGTTTGGATCGTATACTAGTGGTGTAAAGAGTACTTTATATAGGTATCCTACTTTACCTGCATAGTCTGGATTGTTCGTATCGTCTATTTTAATTGTTGTAGCTGCTATAGGATTACCGTCTTCTGTTAGGCCTGTTGGTAGATTCATCCACACAATCCTTTCAAATCCAAAATGTTTGATCAACTCTTCTTCTACCTGAGTGCGTTGCTCGTCTGTTAGGTTGTCAACGCCAAATGTATTATCCGGGTTGTGATCATTTGATAATTCTTTGTCTAGTGAGCATATGCTCATTAATTTTTCTGCTAATGCTGATTTCATATTTGTTTTATTTTTTATTAATAAAAGGATAAAGTATATTTAGGAACCCGTACTTCCAAATCCACCTTCACCACGTTCGGTATCGGATAATTCATCGGTTTCTATAAATTGTATTGCAGGGTACGGTAGGATAATCATTTGTGCAATCTTATCACCAACTTCGTATCGTTTAGATGGGATGCCCGCTTCTTTACGAAACGTAGCTTGTATTTCTCCACGATATCCACTATCAATTACTCCTACACAATTTGTAAGAGAAAGGTCATATTTACGGATTGATGAACGAGGAAATACTAATCCAACAAATCCTTCGGGTATTTCCATCGCCAAACCCGTACCATATGTTACACTAAATCCATAACCATCTATAACTTCCGTTGCTACTAAATCCATTCCGGCATCTCCGGCTTTTGCGTATTGTGGAATTACTGCGTTATTGTGCAGCTTTTTGATTTTCACGAACATATTACAATTGTTGTTTTTGTTGTTCTCTTAATTGTTTACTTTCTTCGGTCATTTCTCTAGGAAAGATTTTGAAACTCATTCCATTTTGAGCAAATGTTAGTGTATCATCTACTACTGGTCTCAATTCAATAACGAGATTTGATGATTCCGTTTCCGATTTAGCGTAAGCAAATACTACCGGCTCATTATCAAAAAATTGAAAACACCATTCGGCTTGTTGGATTTCCTTAGTCGGCTCTACCAACTGAAACTCCGTATCTTGTGTTTCCCCCTCTGGGAATAAATTTAATTGTTCTGTCATTTTTTATTAATTTGAAATTTCTACTAAATAATATTTACATACAAAGTCATCAATTTGAAATTCAACGTGCGATAAACCATCGGTTGATACTTTCAACTTTGCTGATGTAGCTTCTTTGTTTGCTGTTAGGATTTCTTTGAGATATTTTGCTGAGAAACTGATTGGTTTTACATCACCAGTAAATCCTTTCTGGCAGCTGAATGTAACTCTGTTTGTTGAAATAGATGAATATCCAATTGCCATTTTAAGGTCACCACCTTCGGTAAATACAGTGAATGTATCAATATCACTCAATGCTCCCTTTGCTTTAATGAATTTATCAATCATCGTAGAAGCCATTTCAATATCAATGCCAAAATCAGGCAATGCTTTCAAATCTGGAACTGGTGGGATAACTCCCAAATCAGCCAACTGATAAGATGTTTCGGTTTCATCCGATGATAATTTCAAAGATACTGATTTATCTCCAGCCTTATCAACCTTCAATACAATATCGTTATCCAAAATACCAATCATATTTTTCAATAATGATGTAGTATAGATACCAACATTCATTGAATTAGATGTGAATGCATTAAATTCAACTTCACCCAATAGGGTCTTATCATCGGAAATAAACCTTACCGATAATTTGTTACCTTCAGCGTTCCACGCTACTGATTCAATGAGTCCACCCAAAGAATACTTTTGAATAAATCTTAATAGATTTTGTTTGTTCATAATTGTTGTTTTAAATTTTAATTTTTGTTGTTATAACTAATATACGAAAAATATTTTAAAATGCAAAGAATTTCTTTGCTGTTTTTACTTCATTTGTAGCTTTTTCCCACTTTAATGCGTTATAAAAGTCATCAATCTTATTTTCCAACTCTGCTTTATAGAGTGCATCTCTATCCACAAAGTTTTCAACAAAATCAAGCACTTCCTTCGGGTCATTGTAATCTTTGAATGCCATAGTTTCAAGTCCCAATGGATTATTTTTAAGATAAACCCATTTTACTTTATCACCATCCCTAATAGGTTCGTGCTTATATGCACAATTAAAGAATTTTAATAAACGATTGTATGCTATACCGGCTTTAACGTGTGCCGGCGTTCCTTTTTCAAATACACCAACTGCTTGTCCTACTTTCCAAGTACCATCATCATATTTACTCAATTCCTTAATTGCTCCACCCTTTGCTATTTTGTTTACAGGTAGGTTTGGCATATTCTTTTTGAACTGAATTAAACTCTCGTCAATCTCTTCATGCGATTTACCCATTAGAATATCTTTCAACATGCCTGCCATAAATGTTTGGAATGCTTTTGGAAACGAACTACGAACTACGTCAAGTCCTTTAACATCAAGCTTATCACATTTGATTCCGTTTTTGAGTATCATCCATTGAGCGTATCGTTTCTTTGCTACCCAAAACCCTGCTTTACTAATATACTCCTTTTTAATTTCAAACCGATGCTTTTCTTTTGGAATAAAGAAAAACCTTTCGGATAACATATCATAAAACTTATTTAAGAACGATTGAGTTTCATCTGCTATTGTGTTTACTTCAACTGCCATTCGGTCTTGGTCAAATGTTTTATAATCAGGAAACCTATGTTTAACCAACGGTTCGGCCATCATATAAATTGAATCAGTATCAATATAAACATTGTAATCATCTTTTGTACCAAGTTCTTTCCAATACTTTATATTAGCCATTTCTGCCGTTTTCTTAATTACAGTTTGACCGGTAATCGTTACAGCCTCAGCGTTATCAATATCATAAAATCTAAATGCTGGTAATCCTAATACACCATACATTGAGTTAAGAAGAATCTTTTGAACTAGCTGGCGTTTTGCGTAGAAATCATATTTTTCAGTATCACCTGCTTCACCATACTTCTTCTCAAGCTTTCGGAACTCAACACGTTTATCAAACCAATCATTAAGAATATCTGCAATTAGACCGGGCTTATCCTGATTATATAGAACTCCGTTTGCTGCTACACCCAAATTACTATCTTTGATTACATCGGCAAGTTCCTGACGAGTGTATTCGTATTCTTCGGTTTCATTTGATACCTTATACACTCTATCACCGCCTTTAATCCATTCTTCCGCATCCCAATTTGTAATCTTACCTATCTTAGTTTCAGGAGATATATTCAGAGTCATAATGATTGATGGATATAGTGAGGTCAAATCCAAATCATAAATCCAATCATATTTGCCCACAATCGGCTCCTTAACATATGCTCCAATGAATTTTTCTTCATTGTTATCACGTAGAGCCTGCATTCTTTCCTTACGGTCTTTTGGTTTATTCGTTGCTACTAACCCTTTCTTTTTAAGATATGCCAAACATGCTCCTTCCAACCACTTTGAAGAAAATATATAATCTTCGTATGGTACATACCCTGCGTGGCAAACTGCTCTACATAATTCAATGAATTGTAACTTATCATCCATAGCTGCTACAAGCTCCACATCCACAATATTATACTCAATGAATTTTTCCAAGTCATTCTCAAAGAGGTCATCCAAGTTACCTTCGTATTCAACCTTACCACGGCCCAATTCTTTTGTCGCAATGTAGTTAAGTGTATAACTACTTTCCAATGTATAAGTGTAAGTTTTATATAGGTTAATGTAGTCCAAAATACTCACACCACCAAAACTCCACTTCTCACGATATGGTGAATAGAAACATTGTCCGATTGGTGAAAGCCGTTTAGCGTGTCCTTCACTACATACGTTTTTTATACGATTATATAAATAAGGAATATCAAAGAAGTCAATATTCCAACCTGTTAAAATAGTTGGGTTAATTTCTTCGTAATAATCAAGGAATGCAAGTAGGAGATTTTTCTCGTTGTCGTAAACGTGGACATTAACTTTCCTACCATCCTTATCAAAGTTTTTGGCATTGTTTTTAATTTTTTTACTTTTATCTAAAACAAACACATCGTAAACTCTACTGATATTATCTTGTGCAGCGATTGCTGTTATCTCATTCTGAGCTTCTTTTGTGTTTGGTAAACCTGTAATCATTTCAACCTCAATATCAAAGGTTAATACAGTATGACCTTTTGAAGGTAAATCCGATTCGTACATATCAACCAATACTCTGGTTGTTTCAGGCACATCGGACTCAAATAAGTCCTCAGCTTCATCTTTATCCCACTGTCCGATACGAGTAAGTTTATCCCCATACATTGAACGGAATTGCCCATGGGGGTCTTTTTTATATGCATACTTTCGGTATGGCATTGTTTGGTAACCAGTTTCATCATCCCACAAATGCATAGTATTTTTATGTCTTTCGTAGTATATATTTTTGTATGCCATATTTTAATTATTATCTTCCTACTTCTTTTAAATAATGTGCTTTCATTCCTTCCCAAGTCATTCCAATTGCATCTACATAGAATAGTGCCTCTGGTTTGATTTTACCTTCCGAATGTAGCTTTTCGTATCTTTTAATTGCTTTATCTTTCCACCATTTCACAGTGTAAGCGTTTCCTTCTGCGAACTTTTGTTTAAGAACTAATTGAGATTCATCTATTTTTGAACATAGAAACTCATTACCATTCTCATACATTTGTGCGAAGTAAACACCACGCTGAAATCCGTGGTCATAAGCGTTTCCTTTAATTCCAAGCTCTTTGAATATGGCCTGAATAATCTTTTGTTTAATTCCACTTACAGGTCCGTTTTTTTCATAGCCCATACTTGCTCCGTTTCTTTCACGTTCCATTAGGATATGCTCTTTGTACCAATCAGCACGATTTTCTTTTAACCATTGATGCCACGGGTCATATACCTTATCATCTGGCTTCGTACTGATTTTACCTTTACTTTCTCCTAATGTTTTGAAATGTGGAATACCATTGTATTGTGAGTGGATTCCGTAAAGCGAAGTTGTACCAACACCAATCAGTACATTATCATATTTCTTCTTCCAATAATCTCTAACTTCCGGTGAGGTTGCCAATGCCGCGATTAACTTACCACCTAAAAAGTTATATCCGAAAGGTTGAGTTGATACGATTGTAGTTGCGATTGTTGTATTGTTCAACTTACCATTCTTAAACTTATCTTCCTTCACCCAACCAATGTAACCATCACGAACACCAAGCGAAGTAATATCACTACCTAAACAAATCTGTCCAAGTATTTTACCACTAGTCCTATCCTTTACATAACATTTTACATTACGACCAGGATTCGCCTGAAATTCCATTGTGTGAATTAACTTTCTAATATCAGTCCAACGAGTTGCTTCTTTTGGATTATCCTCAACGATTTCAACATAAGGGTCTAAAGCCTGTATTTGAGCTATAGTCAATTCCTTATCCATAATATCAGTTGGTAACCACAATGAATCAAAGTGCGATTGTAATACCGGTAAACGCTTCATATGCGTTGGTAGGTCTTCGTTCCATTCCATCCATTTTTTATATAGTGTTTGTTCCTCTACTGACATTGTTTTAAGATAGTCCAAATTTGCTATGAACTTTTCTTTCATTGATTTGTAGTCAAACACATCTGTTGTGGCTGTATCGCCTGTTTCCCAAAATTTCATATTAATCTATTTTCCAGTTTTGTAATGCATTCTTCCAATACAATTTTTCTGCTATATTTTTTGTATTTGGCCTTTGTATCTTACCATCTAAATAATCTACAATAATTTTGATAAATTCTTTTTTACCCGAATACAAAAGTGGATAATCTTCTCCAACCATTTCTTCGTAACACAATCCCTTTGGTAAAACATATGGTACATTCCTACTTAGGCCATCGGTTGTACTCATACTCCATGCTGAATATTTTGTAAAGCACCCAACACCAATATCCGCACTTCCAACATTGTTTAGGTAATGCTCTCTATTAGGATGCCTTATTGATTCCGCATATGGTTTAATTACACTAGCGATTGATGTTAGAACTTTAAAATCCTGTCTTTGTTCCCATAGCTTATCCATTTCTTCAAAAAACCATTGAGAGCCGGTATAAGCGTCATCCCTATGATTGAATAGGATTGTTTTTGGTTTTACAACACCTTCACTCCATTCATCGCATCCCAAATACCAAGGCTGAATTATTTTTTCTAACTTATCAATCGTTTCTTTGTTTAGAAATTCTGATGCTCTTTTTATTATCAAACGCTTTACCCATTCGGAGTTTACACCACAAACTTTCATTTTTAACATACCTTGCACATTACTCCAAAATGAATTGTGATTATATGCACCATTTTCAGGTATCTCCCACCAATGACAATATCCTAAAACAGGCTGTGTTACTGTATTATATCTTCTAACAATTAGGAGTTGATTAGTCCATTCGGGTAAATGTGACCAGATAATATCAATACCTTCTTCGGAAAATATTTTCTTAAATGCCGAATCCGGAAATTGTATTCTCATTAGTGGTGGAAAGGTACTAATATTTCCCATATTTACCAACTTTACATTTTTATATTTCATAAAATCAGTTGGCATATGTCCATTTGGATATGGTATAATAAATTGTAAATTACCATAATTGGAATTATCCAAAAAAGATTTCATAACCAATACAAACGAGTCTGCGTTTATATTTTTGCCTTCACCAAAGTGCGTATAGTTAGGTACTACCAATACCTTTTTATCAAAATTTCCTACTTCTAAATCCCAAAATTTATTCATTTATTTTCCAAAGTTTTACAAATTGTTTTGTATTAGAGAAAGCGTCATCCCACTCTTCACTTTCATCTAAACCATTTGTGGTTATATAATCTTTAACGTCATTAATATACTGCTTTGCGTATGTATTTCCTTCAAATGTTCTGGTGTTTGAGAAGAATCTATTATCGCCTGCAAATTGTAAGAAGAAATTATCAATCTTAGTTTCATCTAATTGAGAGTCTTTATGCCCCTTATCTAATCCAGTTCCTGATTTAATATTGATTGTTGTTATTACAAATTTATTTCTACTACTTTGAGTTCTATCTATAATCTTAATATCCGCATTTGGATTTAATGATGAACCATTAAAGTATTCAATCGCATTGTATATTAATGCGGTTTTAATATCACCCAACGATTCTCCTTTATCGGAAATCAATAATTCCCACAATGGCTTAAAAAAGTATTCATACCTACCACTTGCACCGGTACCAGATTCTGTTAATTCATCAATAGTATATTTTGAAGATAATAACTCATTAGCCTTTGTAAATACCAAACTAGCTACTCTAACTACATTTTCTTTAGATTTGTTAAGTCCAAATTCAGTAATATAATCTTTTACAATTAAACAAAACATTAATCCGGCATCTACTTTATTAACACTTAAATCTACTACATTTGTATAACTTTTACCAGCATTCTTTAATTTTTGTACAGTACTATCAACCATAGTTTCAAATGCTGTATAAGAGTTTGATTTAGCAATATTGAGTATAAAATCTCTTTCTGCTTCCCAATCTTTAAGTTTAGTAAACTTTTCTATTGCTTTTAGATATTGCTTTTTTCTAGCTTTTTCATCCGTGCAATCAAATCCACGATACTTGTCTAAGTCATCACTTCTACCTGCCAATGATGATGTCCATAACCATAATATTTCTTCTTCTGCACATTCCGCTTTTGCTGTAACAGCAGTGTGCCTACTGAAATAATCTTCATCTCCTAAAAAATATTCATTGGCTTCTACTAAAGCGTAAATATTTTCTATAATCATTTCATCCATTTTAGGCGAACGTCTCAAAGCTTTAACCACTTCTTTCATTGCTTTTTGATGGACAATCCATGTATCTTCGGTTGTATTTATACCCAATATTTCATCAACATGATAATCTCTATTTGGATATACTTTTATTTGAATAGCTACAGTCTTTTCATTTATTTCATCAGCAAGTTCCGATGGTATAATTTCATTAATTGAAAATTCTTTAACTTTGTTTTTTAATTTTTCTTTAATGTTAGAGTATAATTTAATAAGATTCGGCGTTGATTTATTTGGTTCGTCAATATTACTTTCCATTATTGATTTAACTTTATTCCAAACAGACGCATTAAATTTTGTATCTCTTTCGCAAAACATTAATGTACCACCATGTCCACGATCTTCTGCTTCTAAATTAGAACAATCACTTAACATACCTGCCGGTATATAGTTAAATGATGATTTAGTTGCTAATATTCTTAAAACATATTCTAGCTTTTTAGGTAATTTTTTGGATTTTGGTTTAATAGATACATCTCTATTATCTTTTGAATTTTTCACATCTGTTTCGGATAAATCACCATTCCAACGCTTTGGCTTAAAAACCAAATCTTTGAATTTCATAGTTACATCAAAAAAGAATGGTTGTCCGGTGGATTCTACTTTTGGAAGTACTTCTTTTCTTAAAAATTTAATTAAATCTCTAAATTCATCTTTAGAATAAGTTTTTACATACTTTTCTGGAATAATCATAATTTTTGTTTTAAAGTTTAAATTTTAATTTGTTTACTATGTAAATATACGAAAAATACCTGAAAATGCCAAATCTATTTTACCAGAATTTGACCTTCAGGGAATCTTCAGGAGCAGTGGTTTCATGACGTTCAATATCTTTATTGAACTCCCTGCTATTTTTAGGGTATTCCCTAACAGCATGTTTCAGCGTTTTGAGTAATTCACGCTTTTCTTTTTTATCGGCTACTACGATTTGTATGTATCGGTGCTTTGGTGGTTCTTCTCTACGCCAGAACTCTTTGTAGCCCTGCTTTCCGATTTCACGTTTAAGATGTTCTAAATTACCACTACCCCACATTGAGTAAACAGTCCTACTATGAATCCAATCGTAAGGGTCTTTTTGTAAAGATATACCGTAATTTGGCATAAGTGCTATATCAGTATTTAACCCCTGATAAATCCAATTTGTTGCTTGATATATTCCCCCTAAATGGTCTTGCCCATTATCTGCATATGATATTAGTACTTTGATTGCTTTATCGTTTTCTCTAAACCATTTGAACGATTGTCCGATTGCATAACTTTCAATGTTGCTACCATACCCATCATCGCAATAAAGGCGTGTCAATTCTAAGACATTATCCTTTGTAAGCTTTTCGGATATGGAAAGTGCTGCTCTAGCTCCAACTGGAAATCCATACACCAACACTCCTATTAGTTTATCACTATCACCCAACGCATTTGCTTCATCGGTTTTATAGAATATACCCAATGCATAACGGCATGCAGTCCAAGCGTGTGTATAGTGCTTTTTTATAATAATTTCTTTTGCAGCTGAACTACCGATTTCTCTAACCGATACTCTTGATGTGTCGCAATATACTTTATTTAATTCTTTCAATTGGTTCTAATTTATGTATTTCTTCAATAAACTCCACATTTGTTTTTGGATAAGGTAGTGATGGATATTTCAATTGCTTTAATATCTGCTTCTTTTCACGTTTATCCGCCAGAATGTAAACATAACGATGCTTACGTGGTTCTTTTTTAATCCAAAAGGGAGTCGATGTCATTGTTTGAATAATCTTCGGGTCATTTGTTCCGAACTTAACATACGATGTCCGGCTATGATGCCATTCATCATCTTCAGTCCAACGAAAGCTCCAACTATCATTTGGTCTAATCCTATTACCCTGATATATCCAATTTGTTGCTTGGTAAATAGTTCCAACGTGACCTGCTTTCGGGTCGGAATATGAAACGAGTGCTTTGATTTGAGGTGCGTTTTGACGTAACCAATGGAAAGTTTGTCCTACAAACCAACTTTCAATGTTAGAGCCATACCCATCAAATACAAATAGACGAG